CCCTTTGGAAGCCAGCCTCAAGTTCGTTCATACGTTCAGTGACCTCAGCCAGATACTCCTCAGCCTTCTCCTTGTCAAACTTAAACCCATTGGTCGTCATCTCTTCGCAGAGGATTTGGATGTCGTGCTCACAACGTAGGCCCATAGCCATATCTTTGTCGAAGATCACCTTACGGAAGCGTTCGAATAAAACACAGGTGACCAGAACGTCTTGGTGGCAGTAGTCGATCATCTCCTGCGAGAGCTTAGACCAATCCTTGTGTTCACCCTTGTGGAGACCGAGGCGGATACCCCAAGCCTTCAAGCTGTGTCCGTCCTTGATGTCGTAGTCGATCATTCGAGATACAATAAGAGTATCAATGACGCTAGCAAGAGGAACACAAGCACTGCCAATAAGGCGATGAAGAACAGGTACGTCAAAACCCAAGCCATTGTGGAAGACAAACTTGTCAACAGTGTTGCAATAAGCAATGAAGCGTTCCTTCTCTTCGACGACATGAGATGGGTTGAGGAACTGGATAGTCTCCCCTGTGTCCAAGTCCTTCGAGCAGATCACCCAGATGCGCGTAGGGTCCAGCCCGTCAGTCTCGATATCCATAGCGACACACTTCATCCCATATCTCCTTTACGACTTCTTCCGTTAGGTTGTGCTTACGTGCGAACCACCAACCCCTTCGCTCCCACCAAGTCAGGAAGTTATTCATCTTTGTCCTCCTTGCTCCAAGGTTCCCTAGGTAACGTCACCTTGACGACCACAGGCTTGCATGTAGACCACGGTACGGCATGGTGTGTCAAGACTGTCTTAACCTTCACTCTTACTCTCTTCCTTGTGGTGCTCAGCGATAAGATCAAGGTTCTCTAGAACGTACTGCAGGTCTAGTCCGTAAGAGGCGCAGTAGAGCATAAACTCTAGGCCGATATTCGCTATCTCTACCTGAGCTTTGTCGTCCATAGCGAATGAGTAGGTAGCTGCACCATCCTCATGCTCCTCGACGTTAGTGACGACAACTTGGAATGGTTCGTCCTCACTCATGGCTCTCTCCTTTTAGCTTTTCGAGGGTGGCAATGGCGATGTCGCGCATATCTTTAAATGCTTCTTCCACCTCATAGTCTTCGCCCCAGATCATTTGCTCATCGCGCTTAGCAATGGCGAGCAGCCCAGCTTCCGCCTTCGCCAGCTTGGCTTCAAGGGCTTCGATGCGGTCGGCGGCAACACGAGCATCCCCGATAGTGACATTTTCGAAGTCCCGCAGCCGTGCGATCAGTTCTTTGTCGTCAGTCATAATGACACTCCAGTTTCCCGCAAATTATGCAGCGCGTTTCAAATACGATGTGACCGCGATCAGTGACATGGACTCGGGTAATCTCGTTCTTATGCAGACCAATCCAGTGCGGGAGTTTCCAGATCATTTCCCAGATTTGTCCGTTGTTATAGTCTGTAGGACGGCGCACTTCGTGCTTGTTATCACTCATCGTCTTCATCCCTTCTGTTCATCGTAATGACGTAATCTACCACGATCTCTAGTGTACGCCAAGGCCAGATCACTGCGTTAGTCAGAACCTTAGCCTCGCTGTAGTCGTCGACCTCCTTGAAGTAGAGGATGGTTATCTGGTGCAGGTAGTAGAGGAAGGCACCAAGGGTGTAGAGGATAGCGCAGATCGTAGGTAAAAGCTGCATGTTACATAAACTTCTCTGAGAGGGTGAACGTCTCGCTATCGAAGAACAATTGCCCTGCGTAGCCTGTGGAACCTGTCGGTCTATTCTTGACGACAAGAAGCTTGGTAGTGTTACGGCTTTCATCATCCTTGGCCATCTTGTCACGCTCAAGCTTAATGACGACAGATGCACGTTTGCCAATCATGCGGCAGTCACGGATAGCCCCATCATCATTCTCATGGGCAATGGTCACGATCCCTACGTTAAGCTCAGCGGAGATACGTGCAAGCTTGGTCGACAACTGGGACAAGAATTGTTCTACACTCTCGTCACCCTGACGCGAATACGCAAGGTCTTGGATGGGTTCGAAGAAGATGTAGCTTACGCCACACGCCTCAGTCAGGAAACGAATACGCTCCAGAATCTCCAAGGGGTCTTCGTCTACACCCAAGGTAAACTGATACAGGCGTTCATCACCCGACAGCTTCATGATAGCCTGATCCACTTCGGTCTGGTTATGGATCAAGTCCTTACGGGTCACGTTCTTCCTAAGCTCATACGACACCAGACCCAACAGGCTACGCTTCTTCACCTCTTCCATGTGGCAGATAGCGATCTTGATGTCGTCGTTCTGGGTCAGCAGGGAGTATTCCAGATAGCGCATGAACTCCGTCTTACCGATACCTTCGGGTGCTTGGAACACCGTGAAGTGACCACGCATGAGGCCAAGGATCACGTCGTCGAGCGATTGGATACCTGTCGACACATAACTACTATCATCATCGTCATGGAGGATCGACAAGAATTGGTCGGTGGTGTTGAAGATATTCTCAGGGATAAACTTCTTCGCATGGCTGAACGCATTGCGATAGCTCTCACGCGCACCCGCCTCAAGGAACTCATTGGCATCCTTATACTTGTCGTGCGGGATGGCGTACACCCGGTTAGGGAAGAGGTTAGCCAGCTTCTCAGCCACACCCTCAGCCTTGTTGTCACTGTCAAACGACACATAAATCTTGTCGAAGCTGTCAAGCCATTCCTTGCACTTCTCGAAGAGCTTCTGACTAGGGGTCGCTGACGGGATACTTACGCAAGGAGTTTTGCCACCAAGCATCTGGAAGGCCGACATAGCGTCAAGCTCACCCTCGGTAATGACGACAGCCTTAGCACTGCCCGCATTGAACTTGTCCATACCGAACAACTCGTCACCCTTAAGGCCAGCCTCAGCACGGAAAGACTTAGGCAAGGTTCTTACCTTACGGCCACCAGACGGGTAGACATAGGCTTGCTTGACGCTCTCTCCGTCAGCATTCACCATAGTCTTAACGTCATAGAAGCGCATGGTGTCTTCGGAGATCGAACGCATAGACCGATAGACGGGCGTAAGGAACTCCTCAGCGACGACAGATAGCGTAGGGGTATTCATGTTGGCTGCATCCTCTCTTGTGATGTGGTGCGTAGGGTATTCTTCTGAGGCCCAATCAAACCTAGGCCACTTACGACTAGGATAACCTTTACCACAGGAGTGGCACTTACCACAACCCTTGTCGTCGTCCCATGAGAAAGCATCAGTGCTGCCACAGTCAACGTAGGGGCAAGGCTTATGTGTTAGATTAGTCATTACGGTCTGTCCTTACGTTAGATGCGTTAGCCTGCCTATAGGGAATAGACGTATAGAACCCTTGTCAGGGACAAGCCCTAGGGTATCAACTTTTTCTGATCCGTCAACAGCTATCTGAAGACCCGATAAAGAAAGTAGACGACGAGATCAATGCGTGACATTACTGCAACAGTCACTAGGATGCCGACCACCTCACCAGCCATGCTGACCTGCTCGCTTCGCTGCGCTAGAAGTTTGGTTCATAGAGGTAACCCTTGGCGATCTGATCCTCTACCCAGAACAGTTCTTCTTCCATGCTGGACAGACGTTCAGCCTCCCCTAACCACTCTGCATCCTCTACAGCCTTGCGTAGATCACCACGCTTCTTAGTGAGGCATGTAAGGTTAGGGTCGCCTGAGGGAAACCTAGCTTGCTTAGGCTCTTTGAGGTATTGCGTCGACACCTTTGGTGCAAGTCTCATGTTGCTATCCCCTCCCTTACCACCAGCTATCGTAATACACATCAAGACCTGTTGCCAAGGCCCCTTGTGCGGCACCGACAAAAGTGTAGATGGAACGGATATCCTCCTCGTCGATATCTTTTGACCCAAAGAAGAAACCTTTCCGTGGTTCGAGTTTATTGGACCTCACATCTGACATCAAACGCATCAGATCAGCCTCGGTCAGTTTCAAGGGGATACAGTTGAAGGACTCATCCCCACCACGTTCCCGGTACAAGTCTTCCATCCACCCGTGCAGGGCGTTAAACTTACGCCAATAGGCAATCTCTGTTGTGTTGTCGCCGCTGATCCCCTGCCCCGTAGGAACAGTGTAAGCATACATATCAAGTCCCATTTTCTTTACTCCTCTGTCCAGTAGCCAAGGCGATCTGCATGTTCAAGGTAAGCCTGTTCGACTTGTGCTTGGAACATCCCGTAGGACTGAGGGTGGAACCATCCAAACCCTTGCATCACGACCCACAGGATAATGGCGAAGTCTCTTGCATCTGTAAGCATTTGTTATTCCTCCAAAGCTTCATGGATTTCTGACAACATGTCGATCAGTTCTTTGACGCCACTTTTGCTGAGGCTGCAAGCACAGCGATTCTTAAAGTGGGCACCAATGACCAGATAAATACGGCCAGTATCTACAGGTTCGACAGACATATAGGTTAATTCTGGGCCGATCCTGTCGATAGCTTTGTTGACAACCTTCTTGGTGGTGACGAATTGGTTAGGCATGGTTCTCTCCTTTGTTGCGATCAATCACAGGTTGTGTATCTGGTGGAATCCAAGACCCACCCATCATCCGTATGGTATACCTGATACCGATACCCATAGCCATAGAGTAAAGCCTTGCAGCGTTCACCCTCAGCAATAGCCTCCACCTCTGTGTCGAAATAGTCAATCTCT